CGATCTATAAGCTTCCAGGCACATGGTTCGAGCAGTTCGGTGCTGTGTTCGGTGATGAGGTACATAACTTTAAAGCTAAGTCTTTGTCTGGTATTATGAACAAGTCACGCGAAGCTGAGTTCCGGTTCGGTACTACTGGTACACTGGATGGAACACAGACGCATAAGCTTGTACTAGAAGGCTTGTTTGGTAGAGTATATCACGTAACTACCACTAAGAAGTTGATGGACGCTGATACATTAGCCCAGTTGAAGATCAAAGTTCTACTTCTAAAGTATCCGCCTGAAGTATGTAAGGACATTATAAATAGTAAGGATTACCACTACGAGATTGACTACCTTGTTGGTAACGTTAAGCGTAACAAGTTAATTCAAAACTTAGCGCTAGACCAGGAAGGTAATACGCTTGTTCTATTCCAGTTTGTAGAAAAGCACGGAAAGATTCTTTATGATATGATTAAGGATAAAGCACATGAACGGCGTAAGGTTTTCTTTGTATCAGGTGAGGTCGATGCTGAAGTCAGAGAAGAAATACGTGGGATCGTCGAAAAGCAGAAAAATGCTATCATTGTTGCTAGCCTTGGCACGTTCTCCACAGGTGTAAACATTAAGAATCTACATAACATTATTTTTGCTTCGCCATCCAAGTCTCAGGTTAAAGTACTGCAGTCCATTGGACGAGGATTAAGAAAGTCTGAGGATGGCAGAGCAACTACGCTGTATGATATCGCTGATGATATGCATATGAAACAGAAGAAGAACTACACTCTCTTACATGCCATCGAAAGAATGAAGATATATAAGAGAGAAAAGTTCGACTATGACGTATACGAGGTAACGTTATGACGGAAGAAGTAGAAGTAAACGAGGAAGATACTGTCAAGGTATTTAAGCTCATTACTGGTGAGGAAATCGTTACTCGTGTAGCAGATACTACAGAGCAGTTCTTCGTAATCGAAATACCTTTAGAAATTAGGTATAATTCTGTAGAACAGAGACTGTTCTTATCCAGATGGAAGATGGGAGCTGACTACAGTAAGGTCATGACTTTAGCTGGTTCTGCTATCGTATCTGTATCTGGACCTGAAGAAATTGTACTAGAAAATTATTTTGAATACCGTAAGCAGTTGGTTAAAAGTTTAACTGAACCTAATGAACCAGAACCTGGTGAGGAAGAGCATGAGCAAATTGTATTAAACAATTTAGAAGAAGATGTTCCTACATTCCACTAGACGGTATATCCTCCGCCCCGTAATAACATATAGATTATATACTATTTTTCTTACTTTGTAAACCTTTTTTTTAGGTTTACTTTTAAGCAGTTATGGGGTATAATCATACATATTCGAAAAACTCAAGGTCTTATATATGGCTCGAAAAAGAGATAACTACATTAACAATAAAGATTTTTCCCAGGCTGTCTGTGATTATGTCGAGGCATACCGCGGAGCTAACGGAGAAAAACCTATTGTGCCTAATTACATTGCCTTAGGATTTCAGCAGATTGCCGAAGGTCTTTCACGTAAGCCTAACTTCATTGGTTATTCCTATCGTGATGAGATGGTAATGGATGCTATTGAAAACTGTCTTCGAGCCATTCGGAACTATAACATCGAAGCTGCTACACGTACTGGTAAGCCTAATGCCTTTGCGTACTTTACCCAGATCTGCTACTATGCTTTCCTTCGTAGGATTGCTAAGGAGAAACGCCAGAAGGAAATTAAGGATGAACTTATCGACAATGGATATGGATCAGACCTGTTCGAGATAAATAACAACCAAGATGAATATTCTAGACAGATCACCATGTCATACGTAGAAGAAGTTAAGAATAAAATGCGTGATCAGTTGGAAATGACTGATGAAGAATATGTTAAACCTAAAGCAGCTCTACCTAAGCGTAGGGTAAGAAAGACGAATGACTCTGACTTAAGGGATTTTTTATGAAGAGGTATTCACTCAAAGAATTTATTGAGGTAGTTGAAAGAGCCGATGTTGTCTATGGGCAGGTAACACTTAATGCGGCTGATAGAATTCCTGCACGTATTAAGAAAAAGACCCTTTTGTCAAGTCTCAAATCAATCAAGAAACCTTCTCTTTATCAGGAAGAAATTGGATACTACGGTGATTTTCAATTTGATAATAAAGGACGAAAGATTTTAAAGGTGCTATAATGACAGACGACATCTTTGACTTTGGATTTACTATCGTCGATGAACAGGAACTGGAGGTTGTACAGAAAACAGCCGAGAGCGCAGCAACAGCTGAAGCCACAGCAACATCGTACGAAGAAAAAGTAAACAAGCTCTACAATGCCATACTACCTCTCCTATCTAATCTCAAGAAAAACCCTGAAAAGGATTATATCTACTGGCCTAATCGAACAGAGAAGGTCGAACAGTTTGAAGATATGATTGCCAATATTATTAAGTGAGTTAAATGCTACTAGCAATTTTGAATGATACCCATCTAGGTATCCGGAATAGTTCCGATGTATTTTTAGATAATGCTGCTAAGTTTTATACCAAAACATTCTTCCCATTCCTTATGGAGCGTGGGATTAAGCAGGTACTGCATCTAGGAGATTACTACGATAATCGTAAAGCGATTAACATTAAGGCGCTGAACCACAATCGTAAGCACTTCCTGGAACCTATGCGTGAGCTAGGTATCAGTATGGATATCATTCCCGGTAACCACGATACCTTCTACAAAGATACTAATACCCCTAACTCTTTGAAAGAGCTATTAGGTTTCTTTATCAACGAGGTTGCCATTATCGAAAAGCCTACGGTACTAGAATACGGTTCTATGAAGACCGCACTGGTACCATGGATGGCTAAGGATAACTGGGAAGAGTCCTACAACTTTATTAAGAACTGTAAGGCAGACATTCTTGGTGGTCACTTTGACATCAAGGGGTTTGAGATGCTGCGTGGTATCAAATCTGATCATGGTTTGGATGCTAAGGTATTCTCTCGGTTCGATATGGTTCTATCCGGTCACTACCATACCAAAAGCAGCCAGGACAACATTCACTATCTTGGTTCTCAAATGGAGTTCTTCTGGTCCGACTGTAACGACAAGAAGTACTTTCACGTAATCGATACCGAAACTAGAGATATGTGGGCAATTCAAAATCCTCACACTTTATTTAAAAAAGTTGTTTACAACGACACCAAATATGATTATAATAGAATTCCAGACTTTTCAGGGCACTTTGTTAAGGTGGTGGTAGTGAACAAAACTAATCCTCAGATGTTCGAATCATTCATTGATAAGCTACAGGATCAGGATCTGTTGGATCTGAAGATTGCAGAAAATTTCGACCAGATGATTGGATATGACGAACAAATAGAGCTTGCTGTAGACGATACACAGACGCTTCTAGACGGTTATATCGATGCATCCGAGACTAATCTGGATAAGCCGCACCTTAAACAAAAGATGAGAGATCTGTACACCGAAGCACAATCGATTGAAATTTTATGATCCAATTCAATAGAGTGGCATGGAAAAACTTCCTGTCCACTGGAAATACCTACACAGAGATTCAGCTAGATCAGGTTAGTACTACGCTTATCGTTGGAGGCAACGGTGCTGGTAAATCTACTATGCTGGATGCTCTGTCTTTTGGTTTGTTCGGTAAGCCATACCGCAACATTAACAAACCACAACTGATTAACAGCATCAACAACAAAGACTGTAAGGTAGAGGTTGAGTTCACAGTAGGACCTAACCGATATAAGGTCGTACGTGGTATGAAGCCACAGATGTTTGAAATCCACCGTAATGATGAACTGTTCAATGAAACGTCGCACGCTCGCGAGTTTCAAAAGATGCTTGAGCAGAACATCCTAAAGCTTAACCACAAATCATTCCATCAGATCGTAGTGCTAGGTTCGTCATCGTTCGTACCATTCATGCAGCTATCTGCCAGTCAGCGTCGTGAGGTGATCGAAGACCTGCTAGACATTAATATCTTCTCTAAGATGAACGGTATTCTTAAGGAAGGTATTGCAGTTGTCCGTGATAAGATCAGTGACAAGAACCACCAAATCGATTTGGTACGCAGTAAGATTGAGATGCAGCGGAAGTATATCCGTGATATCAAAAACCTGAACGAGGAGAAGATTCGTGAGAAGCAAACCGAAATCACGGCGCAGGAGGATACAATTGTCCAGGTCAATGCTGAAAATGAAAAAATACAAGAAGCTCTCCAGACAACGTATGATAAGACAGATGAACTTCTCAGAGTGGCTGCAGAGTCTGCCAATATGGCCAGAGGAGAAGCATCTGGGCTAAAGAAAGAAATTTCAACCCTAGTTAAGGAAAGTAAGTTCTTCGATGAAAACGATGTTTGTCCGACTTGCACACAGCAGATTACAGAAGATATTAAACATGAGAAAAAAACGGAGATTGCAAAGAAGGCCGAAGAAGTCCAGACGTCGTATCAGAAGGTAAATAACGACCTTAAAACTTATGAAGAACAGATAGAGAAACTTACAGATGAATCATACGAACAGCAAGCTCTTAGTTCCGAACTTAATCAGAACAATCTTAAAATCTCTTGGGCACATGAAGCAATCGCTAAGCTTGAGCGAGAAATTACACAAATATCTGGCACCAAAACAAACATCGTGGAGGCAACCGATGAGCTAGACAGCTACATCGACCAGAAAGATACACTGATCACTGAGAAGATGGAACTGGATCAGGAGCACGACTACTCTAAGGCGATGATGGAGATGCTGAAGGATACTGGCATCAAGACCAAGATCATTCGTCAGTACCTGCCAGTCATGAACAAGTACATCAACAACTACCTCCAGACCTTAGACTTCTTCGTGCACTTTGAACTGGATGAAGCCTTTAACGAAACTATCCGGTCACGCCATCGTGATAGCTTTTCCTATGATTCTTTCAGCGAAGGTGAGAAGCAACGGATCGACTTGGCACTGCTGTTCACCTGGCGCCAGATTGCACGTATGAAGAACAGCGTGGCTACCAACCTGCTGGTCCTGGATGAAACGTTTGACTCTAGTCTGGATAACGATGGTATCGAGAACCTGTTCAAGATCATCTACTCCCTGGGAGAAACCGCCAACGTCTTTGTTATCTCACATAAGGGTGAAATCCTGGATAACAGGTTTAAGCACAAGATAGAATTCTACAAAGACAAGA